CAGGGAATACCCAGGGCATCGCAGTTGGTTTTTTTGTTGGCACCCAACGTGGTCAGCATGCCGCCAAAAATGGTGTTCTTATCAACCATAAGGGTAGGTATCCAATTCATCGATTATGTAATGGCCGACGCCGCCGTAACCCTGCACCTCGACATCGATATCGGGATTGCTCCAGGGGTAAACATCGATCTCATCCCCGTCGTAAACGGCGAACCCCACGAAGGCGTCGAGGCGAGCCTCTAAAACGATGTCCAGGCCGGATAGGTGTCGACTGACTGGCCGGGCGTCGTCGATCAGCCAGGTCAGTTCTTGATAGGTTTCCTCGCTGATACCTTCGTCGGAAACGCCGATCTTCAAAGCGAACGTCCCTGGCACGCCCATGGGTTCGGTCTTGAACCACTCGACCACCTCAATGAGGTAACCAAACGGCTCCACCACCCGCCGCAGGGCGCCGATGGTGCCCTTATGCGCATGGACGTAGAACGAAGAACGGATCACCGAGCGCTTGACCTCTTCGGGCCACGCCTCGTCCCAACGATCCACTGACCATGCCCAAGCCAACTGGTAAAGCAGGTGCGCCGGGCAGGTGTCCGGGTTGTATAAAGCTCTGAGCGGCACGTCGGTGGTTTCGTCGATGGCCGCTTCGATAGCCCGTTCAAGTTGGGTGCTGTTGAGAGGAAGCAGACTTTTCATCAGCCACCCCGCGTAACGGAAAAGCCTGAGCACCATGCCGCTTGCGCCTTGGTTGGCCGGATGTCTTTCCACCCTGGGATCTCGACGCGAGCCACGCCGCTGACATGCACCTGCGCATCAATGGCCGAACGGGCCACCTCTACCCCCAAACGACGCCGTGGATTGATCCAGGCTTGCAATCGCGCCCTGCATTCGGCAAGCGCCGCTTCGGTTTCGGGGCCGCTACCGGCCATGTGCACGATGGCGTCGATTCGATAAGGCAGGATCTCGGCGCCCTGAACCGTCAGCCGGTCAGCAACCGGACGCCGGTCATCATCGTTGAGGTAAGTGTCGACCTCGACCAACAACTCAGGGCTGGCCGTACCATCGCCCTCAAGCGATAACACGGTCACTACCACCTCGGCCGGAGCCGGGCTTTCGGCCGTGGCATCCGCTACCAGACCGGAGGCGTTGCGGGCATGCAGGATGTAGCTGTTTCGAGGCCCGGCGGTGGTCAGCCCCTCATACCTCAACTGGATACGCTCGCGCAGAGCGTCGTAACTCTCCAGCACCGCCGGCACCGGGGGCACGGCGGTTGCGTCTTCAGCCTGGATGACCAAACGCTGCAGGTTCACGTTGGCGGCCAACTGCTCCAGATCTGCACCCGTGGCATGAGCCAGAAACAGCGCCTTGGCCGCGTCGTTGACCCTGGCTCGGTTCTGCATACGTCGATAGGCGCCCAGTTCCAGCAGCTTGGTCACCGGATCGCTTTCCAATAAGGCGGTCCAGTTGTCACCCATGTACTCTCGAAAAATCGACAGCTGCCCCTGATACATTTCTTCAAAGTCCAGGCTTTCCAACACTTGCGGCGCAGGTAGCGCCGAAAGGTCGATAGTGCTCATACGTTCACCTCCAGCACTACACCGTTGCCAATATAGGCGCCCGTCAGCTGCAGGATGATCTGGCCATCCATCACAGCCGTGACCCGCACGCGTTCCAACTTCAAGCGGGGCTCCCAACGCCCCAGGGCGCGGGCGACTTCAGCCTGCACCGCGCTTTTCCAGCCCTCATTCACCGGCAGATCGACATAACGGCGCAGATGACTGCCGTATTCCGGCCGCATGCGCCGGCTGCCGACCGGCGTGCTGAGAATGTCTTCCACGGACTGCCGCAGATGCGCCGAACCTGACAGCGGCTGCCCAGTGCGACGGTCCATTCCGATCATGGCGTTTACTCTGTCAGCGGTTGCAGATCCGGGTGGGCTTTCAAGAAGGCGTATTGCTCATCGCCGCACGCTGTCACCTGACCGGCGATCACCGGCACGGGCTGGCCGTTGGGCATGATCAGCGTGCGCGAGGTGAACCGCGTGTCACGAAATACTCGCGCCGGTCCGATGGTGGCCGGCGGCTCAGGTTGGGCGGGCTCCGGCAGCACCGCATCGGCGGTCGGCCGCTCCGTCTCTGTTTTTGCTTTGCTCATATCGACGCTCCATGAACGAAGAAGCCCGCACGCGGCGGGCTGTAAGTTGATGTCAGGCTCAGTGTTTGTGGTTCGGTGTGTTGCCAGCGGTGTCGATGATTTTGCCGCCGCCGTTAATGTCACCGGTGACCCGTAACTGGCCATTGATCGCCACATTTCCGGTCAGGTTGATATCACCCGCCGTGACGTTGATCGCGCTATCCGTTACGACCACTTCGGTGCCACCGACCTTGATGGTCACGCTGCCGCTCGGCACGGCGATGGTGTAGGTGCTGGCCCGCCAGTCGTAGACCAGCGAGCCACCGTCATCGAAGCGCCACACCTCGACGTGTTCACGGTTATCTGGCTGGCCTCCGGCGTTGCCATACAACCCAGGCACAAACGTGCCCTGCGCTGGCTCGCCGCTCGGGCTGATCAGCACGCCCTGTTCACCCAGGCTGGGCGAGCGCCAGTGGCGGGCCTTGCCGGCGGCAATGCTATGCCAGCGCACCCAGGCGCTGGTCCACTCCCCTCCGTCAGAAACGCGAACCATGCCGGCGGCCAAATCCACCCCAACCACGCTACAGGGGATGATAAGACCGGCCAGCATGCGGTCATGCTGCGCGCTTGCGTAGGTCATGCCATCTCCTCCGGAGGCAAGTAGCTGCCTTCGTTTCCAGGTCCGGTGTCGGAGCCGAACCCCCAGAGCAAGGAACCTGGTGGCTGGTTGGGCCAGGGCCACTCTTGCTCACCGAGATAAATAGTCTGCGTCCACTCAACGACCCAGACGGCATAACCGTCTAACTCGGGTCGGGTCCAGTCTTGGGCAGCCCGGACGAATTCGGCGGGCTCAACCTCCAATTCCCAAGTTTGGATACGCAGCAGCACGGCCATTTGTGCGGCGGCGAATGCCGCTTTCTGCTGGCACTCGGCATCCTCACCGCCAACGATGAAGCGAACCTCGAAACGCGTAGCTAATGTCGTCTCGCCTGTACCCGCATCCTTTCCTGGCTCCAACTCAACCAGCTCAACCACAGCGGCAGGCACATCCACATGGTCAGCCATGTGGGGCATGGTGCAGACGCACGCCAATCCAGGGATCGCCTGGGCGATGTGCTTCTCAATAGCCTCATAAAGCAGCTCAAGACTGAATGTAGGTTCAGACATGGGCAGTTCCTCGCAGGTATTTCTGCAGCTCGAAATTCATCTCCTGTTCCAGGATCTCTAAAAGACGCTGGTGAGCGCGTGCAGTCCATGACTCGAAGTGCGGTCGGACGTCCTCCAGCGAAATCTTGGCTTTGGCGAGTGGAAAGCGGCTGTCGTTCTCTGAGATCCAGCCTGAGCTGACCCCACCTGCGCCGGATACCTCACTGTCGGGGTAGTCGCTGGCCTTGAAGTGCTTGCTCGCGGTTCGAATCCAGATATCAGGCCGGCCGCCATAAACCTTCTTGAAGAACGCGCCTTGATAACGTCGACCGGCGACCGAGACACCCGCCCGTGCTTGTCGAGGTCGACCAGCGCGGCTGGCCTCGATTGCATTGATACCGAACCATAATTTGCCTTGGCCGTTACCAGAGAGCGGGTAAGCCCGGAGCCGCTGCCTCACGGCGGTGGCCGCGATGCGTTCTTGCTGACTGACGGTACGAGCAATATGAGTACGCAACCAGCGCAGGGTTTTGTTGATGGCTCGACGCTGGGCCGCCATCGCTGCCTTGGGGACCAAAGCAGCGAAGTCAGCGAAAGCCTTCAAATCCGACCGATCAGCCTGCAGCGTGATCATGCCGCTGCTGGCCGACTGCTTGACGTAGCTGCCGACACTCATGGGGATTTCCTCAGCACCAGAGTCACCAATCCATCGCCGCCGGGCTCCGGCCTGACGATGATGTAGTTACCACCGCCGTCATGCACCGGCAGGTCGACCACGACCGCTTGCCGTTCACTGACGCCCACGGCGTCTGCCACACGGATGACCAGGTGCGGCTCGCGCAGGCCGGTGTTGATCCGGCCGAGCTTGGGCTGCAACCAGGGAGCGGAGAACATGCCCAGGACTGGTCGTCCTTCGATCAGCACCGAGTCGCCGAGGACATCAAATACCGTGTTGTCCAGGTCACCGACCAGCTCGCGAAAGCTCACGATCAGAGTTCCAGCAGGATCTGCGCACGGGGCCGTGTGCACAGGTGCAACGGGTTGGACTGCGCTTCGCCGGCCACACCCTTGTTGAACGGCAACGGCTCCAGCTTGCTGTAGTACGGAATGCCCTGGGTGTTGACCGTTTCCATGTAGTCAGCCGGAGCGAACACCGAGATGTACAGGTCCGGCACGCCTTCAGGGACCAGCAGCGCCTTGTCGTCATGGACGAAGGCCACACCGGCCACCTTGCCACGGTAGCGCTCCCAGACGATGCCGCCGAACTCGAAGCTCTCCCGAGCATCACCACGCAACGCCGCCGCTTGTTGCGTGGCGATGTAAGTTTCCTTGACCGATTTGTGGACGATCAGCTTGTTCCAGAAGTTCTTACCGCAGAAGACGCGGGAGCCGGTGCTGGTGACACTGCCCAGCGCGTCCTCCTGCATGTCCAGCGCCTCCCCGCACTTGACGCGCAGTTCGGTGCTTGGGTCGTTCAGCCCCATGGACAGTTTTTGTCGGGACACTCCGAAGGTGGCGTACAGGTCCAACAGAGGTGTCGAACCGTCGGCATCCAGAATCAGGCCGTTGAGTGCACCCATACGCTGAAACTCGTGCGTGGCATCCAATTGACGACGCGCTTTTGCCAGCCGGGTATTGACGACGTCCTGTACCGCTTGCAACTCGGTGCGAGTGCCGAACGCCCGGATGCCCTGGATCTCGTCGGCCTTGATGGTGAAGCGTTCCGGCAGGTGCACGGTGTTGAAAGGAATCATCTTGCGCTTGCTGGCAC